TCCCGTCGATCAGAACCTTCTCAGCAAACGATTAAAAGCCGCCATCCCCGAAATTAAGGCGGGGGCGAAGCAGGCAATTAAAAATTATGCCAAGGAAAAGGCAGAAGAGATGAAAGACCAGATCAACGATCAACTTGTCGAGGGCGGATGGTATGACGCCTTTGACGAGATCATCCCCGATGCCATTCTTAAAACGGGAATTCTGAAAGGGCCAACCCTGAGAATAGAAAATCAGAGAAAGGTGGACATCGATGATGATGGAAACCCCACGTTGACCGTAGAGCCAACAAAAATTCCCACCTATGAACGAAGACCTCCTCTCGATATTTACCCTGGCCCTGGGGCGACAGGATTCGATAATGCCTACCTCTTCGATAAGCTCGCTTATAGTCCATCTCAAATTCAAGGGTTCATCGGATTGCCTGGATTCAAGGAAAAAGAAATCAGACTGGTTCTCCAAGAATGCGAAGGCGGGACGTTGCGTGAATGGACAAGCATTGATACCGAAAGAGCGGAGATGGAAGAGAAACCCGTCGAAATGATCCGTGACTGGGAAGAGGTTGATGTCCTCGAATTCTGGGGGCCGGTGCAGGGAAAGACGCTTCACGAATGGGATGAAGGATTGAAAAAGAAAGCTCCCGATGCAGACAAGTTTTATGAGATCAACGCTTACCTGGTGGGAAACCACGTTATCAAGGCGATCTTGAATCCTGATCCGATGGGCAAGAAGCCTTATTCCAAGGTTTCCTTTATCGAGAAAGCTGGTTCATTTTGGGGTGTGGGCCTGCCAGAGGTTATTGCCGATCTCCAAGCCGCCTGCAATGCGTGTGCCCGTGCTCTCGTGAATAACGTCGGCATGGCTTCCGGCCCACAGGTGGTCATTAACGAAGAAATGCTGGCCGATTTCGAGAAGGGTGACTTCGTTCCGTGGAAGAGATGGTGGGTCAATGACAACGACGCCTCCGCACCGGGAAGGAAGGCCATCGAATTTTACCAACCGACCTTGATCGCCCAACAACTGATTTCCGTCTTTGAATTCTTTATGAAGCAAGCCGATGAATCAAGCGGTGTCCCGGCCTATGCTCACGGCGATCCCCAGGTCGGCGGGGGCGGGAACACGGCTTCTGGTCTCTCGATGTTAATGACCATGGCCGCACGAGGGATCAAACTCTTCGTTAAAAACATTGACCGGAAAGCTATCGAGGATTCGATCCGGCGTCAATATTATTGGAATATGGAACGGAAGAAATACTCTGGCCTCGTGGGAGATCAGAAGATCGTTGCGAAGGGTTCTGTCTCCTTGATCGCCAAAGAACAACAAGCCAGTCGGATGACCGAACTTCTTTCAATCTCAACGCAGACACAGGTTCTCCAACCGCAAGAGACGAGAAAGTTGTTCAAGAAAGTTTTAAAGACCCACGAGATCGATCCGAAAGAGATCATGGACGATTCTCCAATTCCACTCTCAACGATGGCTGGCTATCAGCCAAATGCAACTCCGAGTCTGGCGAAACCGGCGACACTCAATGCCGCAGGAGAACCGGCTCAGGGAACAGATTTCCAAACAGTCTTAGGGCGAGGAGGCCCGGCATCGAGCCCGGCTCCGGCCAGATGAAAGGAGGGATAAACAATGGGTGCAAGAATTCTAAATGGTGTGGAAGCAACGGGGCCTGGGCCTGTTCATCGGAGTGGGGCCAGGGATCACGCCGTCATGGTGTGGTTTACAAATAGTGGAGGCTCCGTAACCGTCCTGAAATTCAAAGTCCAAGGAAGGATAAGGGGGGTTGATGCCCCGGACGCATGGGCTGACCTGGTTGCGACGGATACACTTGCAGAAGCTACCTTTTCCGCCGGAGAATTGACTGCAAAGGCGGCCATCCGTTTTTTCAAAGATTTACCAGCCGATGATATTCGGGTGAACATCACGACCTTAACCGAGACCGGGACAACGGCGGTCTATGCCGAATATAAAAGCGAGTTAAATTAAGACTCGCAGAGGGAGGGAGGATTTTATGGCATCGAACATTTCAATGATTCAAATCACGGAGGACGCATTGAGAGCGATGGCAAATCTCAATGGAAGTATGGAGCCGAATTGGTTCGAGATCAAAAAGTGGCTTCGAGAATCAAAGGAGACCTTACAGAGGATGGCGGCTTTTGCCGTGGACGTTCCGGCGGACAAGGTGAGGTTTTTTCAGGGCCTCGCCTGGGCCATGAACGATCTTTACGTCTTCGCAGAATCTCCGAAAGAAGCCATGGAGAAAATTCAAGTGGCAAGGGAGCGGGCGGAGAAGAAACTCGAAGGTGTGGCATGACCCCTGCGAAGGAGATCATGGAAATTCTCATCCGTTGTAAGGTCATTCCGCCCGATTACGTGGGACAGGTTGTTCTTCACATCGGTCAAGGGGGCCTCTGCGATGTGGAGAGTCGAATTAAAGGATTAAAGAGGCTCCTCGAAAATCAAATACAGGAGGGCAAATCAAATGGCAAAATGGGTTGATGTAGGAGAAAATAGAGTCGCAAATATTCTTTTCAAGGCTCAGGCGGTGGACGCAACCCTCTGGATGGGTCTCTTTACGAACACAACCGAACCCGCCGAAGAGGCGACGATGGCGACCATTACGGAGCACGCACTTGGAACTGACGGTTATAACCGGATAGTCTTAACCCGTGGGACGTGGACAGTTACATTAGATCATGCCGACTATGCACAGCAAACCTTCACTTGCTCCGGGGTCGATTGGGGAAACCAATACGGTTATTACATCAATACGGATCAGACCGGGACTGCGGGAATACTCCTGGCCGTGGAACTTTTCTCGAACGGCCCCTATAATGTGGTCGTTGGCGGATCGGTCAAGATCACCCCGAAGATCACCGTGGCATAACTTTACACGATTAACGATGTAAAGTTAAGAGCACCAAAGGGGTCGGTTTGCCAAGTTAAAGGAGGTCTATCATGGCCGTTGGAGATGTCAAGAGCGATCTTCAAAGTATCGCCGCCGCCGGATTTCTGAGCCTCCAACCAGGAGCCGGAGAGGAATGGGTTATCCACAATATCTATCACGAATCGAAAGTCGAATTGTATTTTTATGATGGATCAAACTCACTCCTCTTCGATGCCGATACGGGTCTGGGTGTTTGGGCCTGGTATGAATTCCATGTCACCAATTCAAAATATATCCGTGTGAAAAATACGGATAGTGTCGCAAAACTGGTTGGGTATGATGGGGTTCAGACAAAATGAGAGGCAGGATTTATCGGGGCACGGTGACTCATCATTTCAAACAACATGAGCTTGCAGATTTTTATGAAAGCCCAATATGGGAAGGTCTCGCTGGCGTCGGCACATTAGGAACATCCTCTCTCATCCTCAATAATCTCTATTCTTGTTTTTTTTGGAAAGGTCAAAAAAGGACATTTAACAGGATCGCAATCGAGGTTACGGGAGCGATCACGGGGAATGCCCGGCTTGGAGTTTATGTAGATGACGGGAATCTCTATCCCGCAAATCTCGTATTGGATGCCGGGGAAATCGACCTTTCATCAACCGGCGTCAAAGAACTTACGATTTCTTCTCCCCTCGTCCTTCCAGAAAATAGAATTCATTGGCTGGCTTATCTCGCCTCCGCAACCGCAACCATAAGAGTATTCCTTTCTTCAAACGATGCCGCCTGCCCCATCATGGGATTTTCATCTTTTACTCAATCAACCTGGCAAACGGGATGGTATAAATCTCAAGTCTATGGAAGTTTACCCAATCCATTTCCTGCCGGGGCCTCTAATCTTTATACGGCCCCGCACATTATTTTGAGGAAAGTATGAGATTGAGCAGAGGAACCCCAAGCCCTTTTAGTATTTGGATGGCGTGCAAAACCGGGACGTTGAGAGTTGGAGCAATGAGTAGGACGGCGGGACAGGGATCGACAAGAATAGGGATTGATGTTGCGGATGAACTTCGGGCTTATCCTATCTTTTTCCATCGGACTTTCAAATTCGGTTCTATGGGAAGTTATTTCTATGAGTGGCCAGTAATGACGTTAGTGAACGGATTGATTCGCATGGGCGTTTATGAAGACAACGGCAATAAGTTTCCGGGAAAACTTTGCTTTGAAGTAGGGAGGGCCTTAAATTGGACTGATCCAGAATGGAATGAATATGGGTGGGGATGGCTCATGGCCACGATCACGGGCGGGTTCATCCCAAGTCCAACAAAGCTCTATTGGACGGCTCATGTGAGAAATACACCTTCTGCGGGTGGTTTTTATGGAACGGGATTCGTTCATGGCCCACCAGTATTGGGGTATCGACCATCGGACGGAAACACGATCCAGATGGGATACAAAAAGACCTATACCTATGCGGCACTTCCGAATCCTTTTCCTTCGGATGCTGTCTTTAACAATACGGATGATGCTTTGGTGTTAGGAGTATGAGAGTAATCCCAATTCAAAGTTCAGGATATTTGGATATTTTTAAATTCAGAAGAAAAGGTAACTGGACAAGCGGGTGTGCCACGCCAAGAGCACGACCAGAAGACCCGGTTTATTGGGGAGAACACTATGATGGTTGTTTTCAGTTCTGGCCGATGTGGTTTCCCGAAACAGTTTGTATTGATCGCCTTGCCTTCTATAACTGCACAGCCATTGGCGGCGGTCTTGCCCGATGCGGTATCTATCTTGGGAAAAGATCGGGATCACTAACACAACTCCATTATCCCGATAGACTTATCGTGGATGGAGGAGAGATGGATTGTAGCACGACCGGCCTCAAGGAGACTTCTTTCAATCCGCCATTGATTTTATCGGGGCCACAAATTTACTGGACTGCTTTTCTTGGCAATAGCCGGAGTCTTCAACCGTGGATGCGGAGTTACGGAGGGTCTGGATACTTAAATGCAGAAGCAGATGAATATCCTGGTCTTGTCAAAACAGGTTATTCTTATGGAGCCCTTCCCGATCCGGCTCCTTCTTCGATGGCCCAGGGAAGTTCTCTGGGTTGTCATACTCAAGTGAGGTTAGCCTAATGGCCAATTATCCACAAAGAAAATTTCGGGGTGAAATTTTATTAAACACAGCCTTGGAGCAAAGTTTAAGCACGGGACTCTATATGCCGTTCGATAGAATGCCCCCGTGGGTTCCGAGTTATACTTTTTTTGGCTCTTCATGGACGGATGTTTGGTATGGTGAGGTTGTCGCAAAGAATACAGATAGTGCGGCCAGGGCCGTTGAGTTCTTAAATGCCGCAGGGACGGTTCGAGTCACGGTCAGTGTTCCTTCCGGGACAACTCTTTTTACAAGAATCCGAAGTTCCTCTACCACCTACAATGATATTGACCATATCAGGCTTGCTCAAACCACGAGTGCGGGCCAACTTCAAGTTTTAATAGCAAGAAAAATTCGTATTTCCCAAAGTGGAACGAATGCCTTTGTCACCGTTGTCCATCCTGGATTTAATTGTTTTGGAAAATCCTCTACGGGGATACAAGATACGGTTTGGGTTGACCTTCCCGGTCAGGTCTATTGCGATTTTGTTTCCGCAAATTGGGATGGGCCAAGCTACGGCGCTTATTGGGGCAGTTTGCAAGTGGCGGCATATATTTCAAGTGATAAGGGAAGTTTTTGGTTGGGAGTTCAACAAGATGATGGGAATTATAATTTTGCAGGCGGCACGATTTGGTATGGAGGCCCCTGGACAAATACATCTTATTCGGGAAGTGGATTTGGAGTCGGTTTCACTCCACTCGACGGATACCATTATAAAGCCATAGCCAGAACTTCAAACTCAAAGTATCCGGTTTATATTTTAGGAACCTTATGGCAATTCAATATTGGATCAGGATCAATAACGCCTCCCACAACGGTAGGTAGGTTTGAGGAACGCTATAATATGATTTATCCTTCCGCAGGGGCAACAGGGTTGACGGATTACGATGACTATTTTGATCCAACATCGGCAGAATGGGTCGCCATCGCTCTCGCATACTATCATTCCCATTATGGATCGCAGGCGGCTTCGAGCACTAAATTAGTCAAAGACCCGAATGGAACACCGATAGATATTTCTGGTTCAACCGTTACAGGAGCAAGACACCAGAGAAGCGGCGACATCACCGCAAATATGCCAACAAGTGCGATTCTCCTTGCTCCAAATGTGGTGGCACTTTAATGTCTATAAACTCAAGTTGGCTTATTGCCGTTGTCCAATGTTTACCTTCGCCTTTCGTTTATAGCGGAAATATTACCGTTACACTCACGTCCTTTGGAAGTGGATACCAAGGCCCTTCCGGGCCAGAATATACCGGCAATGTCATACTCTCTTTGAATCCCACATCCATTTATCGTTTTCACTTCTTAAACGAAAGAGGACAATTTATTTTTGGCGGCCAGGTTGGGATAACCGAATTTGGTTCTCATAAGGCTCCGTATGCGACCGTCGATGAATCTGGTATCTGGGACTCAAAAGGAAATCTCCCTCTCGATAAATATGTTGGAACGGTCGTCATAGAACTTCAACCGGATTCTAATTATCAGTATTCTCCACCCCTAAATTTTGAATACCAGGGAAACATCTCTCTTTCCCTGAGTCCTAACGCCATCTATTATGAGGAATGGTATTATCAGGCGAGCGTTTTGGAGGCCCTGATCCCAAATTCTTCGTATGAGTATGCGATCTTCTATAATGGCAATGTTCTTCTCAATCTCAATCCAAACTCTTCCTATTCTTCACATTTCGTCTATCAAGGATCGGTTGGTTTAAATCTCTCGCCGCAGAGCACTTTTTTTGCAGTTTATCCCTATTTGGGAAATGTTCTCTTTGCCCTTTCGCCGCAAGGAACCTATCACGTCGATTATTTTTATCCCTCTTCCTTGTCCATCGTTTTCACTTTGAGTGCTATTCATTCGATTGAATGGAACGTGATGGGCGATTTAACATTAAACCTTTTCCCAAATTCTTCTTATTCCTCCATTGTGGTTCAAGTCTATCAAGGGAATATCGGCCTTTCTATTTCTCCAAATTCTTTGTTCTTTGCAGACTATCCCTATTCCTCCTCCGTCCAGATCGGTCTTTTAGTTTCTTCGATTTCTTATTTGGATTTCCCACCCTATCAGGGAATGATCGGTTTATCCCTCATTCTCTCTTCCGAAACTGAATTTTATTTCACCTATGAAGGGTCTGTCCTTATTTCTCTTTTCCCTCAATCTTCCTACATTCTAATTCAAGAATTTTATTGTCTTGGCCAGATCAAAATCTCTCTCTTTCCCGGAGAGATCAGCTATGCGAATTATGTCTATCTTGGACTTGTTGGTCTCTTCTTGATCCTCTCGAACCTGGATGCTCAAGAGCCGATTGAGTCATTTTTATTTGAACAAATAGATTCACCGATGCCAGCCGTTACCCAGGGGGTTTATCCTTATCCGACAATCGAAACCAAAACGCCGCCGATCCCACCGGAAACGGTTATCTATATTGAGACGGAGGAGAGAGTGAAATGAAAGAATATATCAGGTATGGCCAATGCGTAAGATGTGGGATGTGTTGCACGGGTTTCCGTGATCCATGTCCCCATCTGATCTTCGATGGTGAGATTGCAACCTGCACCATCCATGATAGGAGAGACGATCCTTCTCTTCAAGGAACATCGCCAGCAAATCTATTGGGATGTATCACAATGCCTGAATCTCCGCAGGCGATGACGCATCCTTCAATCTTCAATAAGTGCGGTTATTATTTTGTGGAAGTCGAAAAGATTATGGTCGCCTGCCCGACTTATGAAGGGAAAGAATATTGTTTCGAGGAATATCTCCGGGCGTATGAAGCCCTGGATTGGCCAGCCAAAGAACTCTTCATGGTGGACACTTCGGAGACGCCAGAATTTTTTGATCGCTGGCAAGGTCGATTGAGATGGGCAAGAATCGACGGAAGAGGTAAAGGCCCGAACGGAAAGATCGCCGCCGGAATGGAGTTTATAAGAAATTGGTTTCTTCGTTCCGATTGCGACCGATGGTTTAACCTCGAAGCCGACGTGATCGTTCCTCCCGAAACATTGAAACTGTTAATGAGTCTTGATAGGGGAATGAAGATGGACTGGATTTCTCACGATTATCCGGTTAGGGGAGATCACCAAATTCCAAATGAATGGATGTCTGGTTTTGGATGCACTCTATTTTCAAGAAAGATCATCGAAGAGAATTCTTTCGAGGATGCACCAGAAGAGACAACTACCGACGGATGGTATTGGAATTCAAAGATCAAAATGAATTCTTATAAAACTATCGAGGCTTGGTGGCTCTTAGACATCAAGCATAGGGGGATATAATGGCAGTCCCGACTATTGTAGGTGTAGGCCCAAAGGGGAACGGAACGGGGAACGTCCAGTATCTCTTTACGGGCGTTTCCTATGCTCTTAATGACATTGGCCTCCTCTTCATCGAAACCGCAAATGCGGCCACGATTTCGGTTGACCAAGGATGGACACAGGTATCAAGCAGTCCGCAATCCTCCACAGCGACCATACTTCATCTCTATTGGAAAAGACTTTCTGCATCTGAGACTGGCCCTACGGCCACGCAGGGCGGAACGACTAACCATCAATGCGGCGGGATCATCGTCATCCGTGGATGTATCACCACGGGCGACCCTTGGAATATTACCAATGGGACAATCGAAACGGCTTCTGATACTTCGGTTTCTGTTCCGGGTGGAACGACCACGATTGCTGAATGTCTCGTTCTTGCGGCGACCTCGGATCAGACAGACTCAGCTTCCGCACAAGGCACGGGCACTCCCGCAAATGCTGATTTAACCAGCGTTGCCTATACCGTCCTTAACTACAATACCAATAATGGCAATGGGGGTGGTGTTGTTGTGATGAAAGGTGAAAAAGCATCGGCAGGAACTTATGGTGCTTCTTCGATGACCCTTGTTACCGCATCCGACAAGGGCCTCATCAATATCGCTCTAAAACCTCCTCCTCCATCATGGAATTATGCCGGTGCAATAGACCTCGCTCTTACTCCCGGATCAACCTACTTTGCCGCCTATCTTTACCCTGGGGCCATTGTCTCTTCTCTTGTTCCGGGAGCGATCTACACGCTGGATCATCCGCCGTATGCGGGTGCGGTCGGTCTCTCGCTTACGCCAGGAGCGATCTATTCCCCAGAATGGGCCTACAATGGAGCGATCCTTTTTGAATTGATCCCTGGTTCTGCTTATGAATACTCCGCTTCTTCTTCATGGGAATATGCCGGAGACATGACCTTTTCGTTAACTCCTGGATCGACTTTTTTTACCGATTATCCTTTTGGTGGTGCAATCCTTTGTGTCTTAACGCCAGGGGCGATCTACACCCACGATCATCCGGCCTATGCCGGGGCCATCCTGGTTCTCCTCCTTCCGGCATCATCCTTTTTTGCGGACTATGTTTTTGCCGGAGCGGTCTTAATCGAATTCATCCCACTTGCCACTTACGAACATATTCCACCATTCCTTTACAATGGAGCGGTCTCTCTCGAACTCATCCCGAATTCTGCTTATCAATATCAAGAGGGTGGTTTTGTTTGGGTTGGCGATGTGGTTTTTAGTCTTTCGCCAGCATCCACCTATATTGCCGAATTCGCTTTTCTGGGAGAAGTTACCATCTCATTAAATTCCCTGGCGACCTATCTCTACGAACTTGTTTTCATTCCCATTACTCAAAGTTCTATCATTTCTTTTTTTCTCTCTGCGGAGACCGAACTTTGGAGAACAATTTTAGTCCCGGCTTCCTCGACTTACGGATACGAAAGGATCGAAGAAAGACCCATTGAGGGTCTTCCCGAAGACGGATATGTCTATCTTCAAGAGATGATAAAATAAAAAAAAGACTTGACTTTGTTTAAATGTATCTGGTAAAAGATTGAAAAGCGGGTTCCTTTAATCGCTGAACCAAAACAGCTTACGAAGCCCCGGATGAGTCTATTGACTCTCCGGGGCTTTTTTTATGTGTGCAATTCACCGAAGACCGTAAAGTCGGCTCGGAGAAAATACCCAAAGGGAAGACCGTAAAGTCGGCTCCCAGAAAGAAGGAGATCATTATGGCTATACCACGGAATGTCGCAAAACAAGGTGAGAGAGCGGAACTGATTAGGAAGAAGGTTTATGACGAAGGGAAGACCCCGCAGGAATTGGGCGTGAAAACCCAAATCCCTCCCGGTGAGGCTCCCCCGATAGAACCCAATCCCGATCCGGCTATTCCTCCGGGAGACAATATTGAACCTGGAAAGGAAGCTCCTCCGCCTGATGACGGTTACAAGGTGAAATATGAGGAAGCTCTCCATCAGATCAATGTCTTAAAGGGCAAGATTGACAGTGAGGTTCCAGACCTCGTTTCGGTAAATCGAATGATGGCTGGTCAGATTGCAACACTTCAATCGACGATTTCAGACCTTCAATCGAAGGCCACTAAGCCACCCGAAGAACCTGCCGCTAAACCCGATCCACAAGAAGCTCAAGACCTCCAAACCTACCAAGATGCCTATCCTGAAATCCATCGGGGCCAACTCATTGTGATGAAGCAATGGATCAAGTCCGATGAATTCAAGGGTATGGTGTATTCCATCGTGGATGAGGTCTTCAAGGGAACGGTTGAGCCCAGGGTGGCATCGGTAGAAAAGGATGTGAAGCAATCCGCCGCAGAAACCTTTACCGGGAAACTGGATCGGTTAATTAAGGACGAGAACGGTAATCCTTGTTGGAGGCAGATCAACGACGACAAGGAATTCACCATCCATCTCAAAAATAAGAAATACCGTGGGGTCTCAGATTTTGATCTTTTGCGAAATGCCCTAACTAATTCCGATGCGGATACAGTCGCAGAATTTTTCAACGACTGGCTGGCCCTTAAAAAGCCTGCGACTCCTGCACCTAAAATAGAAACACCTGTCGGCGAAGAAAAACCCGTCGAAGGTGATGAAGCCCTCGCTCCTTCGAGACCTGGTGGCGGAGCACCGCCCAAGAAACCGGGGGATGGCGATGGAAAACCAAAAACCTTCACTCGATTCTTCGTCAAGAAGTTTCATACCGATGTTGCTCTCGGTCGATATAAGAACAAACCAAAAGATCGAGAAAAAATTACTGCCGAGATCAACGAGGCTATGACGAAAGGATTGATCGTTAACGGATAAGAGGAGGAAATACCATGGCATACCCACGAGTCGCAGAAGTGCCTGATTATACGAGATCAGGAGCTCAGTTTATTCCGGAAATTTGGTCTGGAAAAATCCTCGTAAAGTATTATGATGCGACCTGTCTGTCGGAGATCAGCAACACCGATTACGAGGGCGAGATCAAGAAGTATGGTGATACCGTCCTGATCCGAACGGTCGCTCCCATCACCATCCGCAAATACGTTGTGGGTCAGGCTCTCACGAGAGAACGACCTACTTCCGTTCCGACTTCTCTCTCCATTGACCAGGGATATTACTGGGATGTGGAACTTGACGACGTGATGGATGTGCAGTCCGACATCAATCTCCTCGACAAGTGGACAGAGGAAGCCGGTCAGCAGATGAAGATCACCATCGAAACGGATTGTTTCGTGACGATGGCATCCGGGGCTCACGCCAAGAATCAGGGCCTTA